GTATGAGACTCGCGGCTACATGGGCGAGGATGTGTTCTTCTGCAAGAAGGCGCAGGAGCTGGGCTTCAAGGTGTATATTGACCATGATGTCTCGAAAGAGATCGGACACATTGGCACATTTGAATTCCGACATGAACACACTTGGGTGATGAAAGAACAGCTCGAAAAAGAGGCAGTCTAAATGGCATTGACCACCTACACAGAATTGAAGACATCGCTGGCCGATTGGCTTAATCGGTCCGATCTGACTTCAGTTATTCCTGACTTCATCAGTCTGGCCGAGTCACAAATCGAGAGACAGTTGCGTACACGACAGATGATTGTGCGTGCGACTGCCACCATTGATACAGAGTATGGCGCTGTGCCTGGTGACTTCTTGGAAACCAAGTCACTGAAACTCAACACCAATCCAGTTACCAATCTGACATTTCAGACGATTGATGCCATGGATTCGCTCTCCAACACCACCTACTTGTCCAGCGGCAAACCGTTGTACTTCACTATTGTTGGCGGGCAGATCAGGGTGCTGCCTATACCTGATGGCTCATATACCGCAGAGTTGGTCTACTACGCCAAATTGACAAAGTTGTCATCGACTGTTGCCACCAATTGGCTGCTGACTCAAGCGCCTGATGTCTATTTGTATGGCGCATTGTTGCAGGCTGCTCCTTACCTACAAGACGATGCGAGAATCCAAGTGTGGTCTAGTTTGTATCAGGTTGGGCTTGAACAATTACAAATTGCCGATGATCGTGGCTCAACCTCTGGCGGCGCGTTGATGGCGCGTGCTAGGTCTTTGGGATAAGGAAAAGAGATGTCATCATTTACCGATTACACAGAGAATTTGGTGCTGAATTATTTATTCACCGCCAATTCTGTAACACGCCCAACAGCTTGGTATATCGGGCTATTCACTGCCGCGCCATCTGACGCTGGCGGCGGCACTGAGGTGTCAGGCAATGGCTATGCGCGTGTGGTTACAGGCACGCTGTCTGTCTCTGGCACTTCGCCAACAAACTGCACCAATGACGCTGCCATCGAGTTTGCAGCGGCCTCTGGCGGCAATTGGGGAACGATCACACACATTGCCATTCTGACGGCCATCACATCAGGAACAATGCTTGGATGGGCTGAATTGACCACCAGCCGGACCATCAATGATGGCGATATCTTGCGTATTCCTGCTGGCGACTTAGACATCACACTGACTTAAGAGGTTTTACTATGGCCTTGGTGCTTAAAGATAGGGTCAAAGAAACCTCAACAACAACAGGTACAGGTACATTCACCTTGGCGGGTGCATCTACTGGCTTTCAATCGTTTTCATCTATTGGAAACGGCAATACAACCTACTACGCAATCGCCTTGCAAGGCGGCTCTGAGTGGGAAGTTGGTATCGGCACATACACACTGTCAGGCACAACGCTGGCCAGAACAACCATACTGGCATCTAGCAATTCTGGCTCTGCTGTCAATTTCTCTGCGGGAACAAAAGATGTGTTTGTCACACTGCCTGCGGATAAATCAATTGGTGGCAGCAATGGCCTTTATGTAAATAGTCAAACAGTGGCAACAAGCTACACCATTGAATCAGGCACTTCAGCAATGTCAGCAGGGCCAATCACAGTTGCATCTGGTCAGTCAGTCACAGTTTCCAGCGGTAGTCGTTGGATTGTCCTCTGATCGAAAAGGAAAAATATGGCTTCAGTTGTTATAAAAGGCGACACATCAGGACAGGTAACAATTGCCGCCCCTGCTGTTGCTGGTACTACTACGCTGACTTTGCCAGCTACCACAGGCACTGTTCTGAATGATGCAACTGTTGGGGTTTGTCGTGCGTGGGTAAATTTCAATGGTACAGGTACTGTAGCTATTCGTGCGTCATTTAATGTGACTAGTATTACAGATAACGGTACGGGCGCTTACGTTGTGAACTTTACAACTTCAATCAGTGATACTAATTACGCAGTTACAGCGGACTGCTCTGGAACTTCGTTTGTTCGTTTGAACACATTAAACACTGGAAATATTGACATAACCACGCTCAGTACAAACGGTGTAACTGGACAAGATACTTCAACTGTTTGTATTGCAGTATTCCGCTAACCAAAGGATAACCATGTCAATACTTGCTTTAACTTCTGACACGCTGATTGGTACGCCAGCCACAGGTAACATTGAATATAACGGTCAATTCTTTGGAACTGACAGCAATGCGTCTAGGGCGCAGTTGCAGAGGATTGTGAGGGCTACTGCTGTTGCTTCTACGAGTGGGACAAGCATTGACTTCAATAGCATCCCTGCGTGGGTTGAGAAAATAACGGTGATGTTTAGCGGTGTGAGTACAAATGGAAGTTCACAATATCAAGTGCAATTAGGAGATTCTGGCGGTATAGAAAATACTGGGTACACTTCTTTGTGTACAGGTTTAGCCGCACCAAGCACTGTTGCATTGCAAACATTAGCATCAGGCATACCAATTTTGTATACCACTTTTATTGGGGCATCAACAGTATTTACTGCTGTTTTAAATATATCTTTGCTTGATTCAGCAACAAATTTATGGGTGTTTAATGCAAATGCCGCTAGGACAGATGCAAACGGATCGTGTATAACAACTGGAAATAAAGCACTATCAGCTACTCTTGACAGAGTACGCATAACCACCGTAAATGGAACGGATACCTTTGATGCCGGTAGCGTAAATATCATATATGAGGGCTAAATCATGGCAGTCACAATAGATGGTTCAGCAGGTGTTACGACAAACGCTGGTGGGTCTGTAAACCCATCAACCAATGTAGAGGGCATCAACTATTCATGTCGTGCTTGGGTGAACTTTGCTGGAACAACAGGAACAATACGAAATTCTGGCAATGTGACATCTGTCACTAGGGCGGGAACTGGACTGTACACAGTAAACTTTACAACGGCATTAGCAAATGCAAATTATGCTGTTTCTGCAAGTGCTGGAAGTGGCGGTAGTGTAGCTGGTCTTTGTATTGCAAGTTATCAAGCCGCCCCAACTACATCAGCTTGTACTTTATTGGGCTTATCTACTGGCGGTACGATTACAGACTACACCTATGTAAGTGCAATGTTTATAGGAACTTAAAGGAGAAGCCATGACACAAGTAATTATTTTTCCAAACGACAAAGGCTGGTTATCAGTAATTAGTCCAGCACCCGAATGCGGTTTGACCATTGAAGAAATTGCCCGTAAGGATGTACCCGCTGGAAAGCCATATCACATCATTAACGCAGACCAATTACCGCAAGACAATGTGTTTTTTAATGCGTGGGAAGCTGACTTCTCTAACCCTAGTGGTCAAGGTATTGGCGCAGATGCGTGGTTTGCAGAACAGGATAAAGCATGATTACTATCAACATTGACAAAGCCAAGGGTATTGCCCACGACAAGCGCAGAGAAGCACGAACGCTTGAGTTTGCGCCATTGGACATCAAGGCAACTATTCCATCTGAAGCAACAGCGGCAGAAGCTGAAAGGCAAGCTGTGCGTGACAAGTATGCCGCCATGCAAACAGCAATTGATGCGGCATCCACTGTTGATGAAATTAAGGCGGCAATGCCATGACACACAGAATCGTAGTAAATGTAGAGACAGGCGTGACCTCAATCGTTGAGTACACACCTGAAGAACAAGCAGTGCATGATGCGGCAGTAGCGGCACAGCAAGCAGAGGCTGAAGCTAAAGCACTTGCAGAAGCGCAGGCTTTAGCAGAGGCGCAGGCGGCACAGCAAACAACAACTCCAAGCACAACCTAAAGGATAAACAGTGCTTGGCTTTTCAGCATTCTCAGCAGCGCCTATATCCAGCTTGTCTGGAGGTGTTGTATATGACGGTGCGGCCACCATTGCATCCACCAGCGCGGCATCTTGCTATGCCATCAGATACGCATTTGGTGGGGCTACTATTGTTGGGGTGAGTACGGTATCTGCCAATGGCGTGAGATATGCCTTTGGCGCTGCTCAGATCAATGCTGTTTCGGCCATCAGTGCCAATGCCAACAGAATATATTACGCAGCATCAATCATTAACGGCGTTTCAGCATTAACCGCCAATGCCGTGCGCTATGGAATTGGCGCTTTCACAATAACTGCTAATTCCGAACTGTTCGCAAATGCCATATATAAATGGAATAATGAGCCTGATGTCGCAGAGGTCTGGACAAGTCAGGATGACACTGCTGAAACATGGACTCAGGTTGCAGACACCAATGAGAGTTGGACTGCTCAAAATGACACATCAGAGACTTGGACAGCGGTGGCTGACACTACTGAAACTTGGACAAAAACTTTACATTGAGGTGAAATATGGCTGATACCACAACGACAAACCTTGGGCTTGTTAAGCCAGAGGTAGGAGCGTCTGCTGATACTTGGGGGACCAAGATCAATACAGACATGGACACCATTGATGCGTTGTTTGATACTGGTGCATATTTGAAGGTTTCCAAAGGCGGTACAGGCGTTGGAACAATGGCGAATCTTGCGATTGAGGTTGGTAAGTTGCTGTATCCAGTTGGCTCTTTATATTACAACTCATCTGTGACCACAAACCCTGCCACACTGCTTGGCTTTGGCACATGGACTGCATTTGGCGCTGGACGAGTACCTGTTGGCTATAACGCAAGCAACGCGCTGTTTGACGCGCTTGAAGAAACTGGCGGTAGTGCAGATGCAATTACTGTCAGCCACACCCACACAATAACTGACCCGACTCACACCCATGGAGGTACTGCAGGTTCACCTGCTTATGTAGGAACTGGTGCTATTGGCAATGTGCCTTCTGGCGGTTCAACAGTAGTTGTTGTAGGAAATAGCACTATTGCGGCGGCATCAACTGGCATAACTATCGACACAGCTGGTTCAAGTGGCACAAATGCTAACTACCAACCATATATCACTGTGGCTATTTGGAAGCGCACAGTATGAGCGAAGTAGAAAAGGAGTTTGCCGTGCATGAAGCTGTTTGCGCTGAGAGATATGCCGCCATTGAGAAAGCCTTTACCGAAGGCGACAAGCGCATGACGCGCATCGAGTACCTGCTGTACATCGTGATTGGTGCGGTGCTGCTTGGACCAGGCTTTGTCGGCACGGTTATCAACAAACTCATAGGCGTGTGAAATTGATCCAATCAGCATTTGTCTGCTTGCGGCTGGGCTGGTTAAGAACATCCAAGCCGGATGCGAGCTGTACAAGCAGGCCAAGGA